GACGGAAGTTACGGCACGGCGAGCGCGGGCGGTAAATACGGATCAGTCAAGGCTGTATCTCAAAACTATCACCCAACTGTTAAGCCGACTGCGTTAATGCGCTACCTAGTAAGACTTATTACTCCGCCAAATGGAACTGTGCTTGATCCGTTTCTCGGCTCTGGTTCAACTGGCAAGGCGTGTATGTATGAGAAGTTTGACTTTATCGGTATTGAATTGACCGAGGAATACTTGCCGATTGCCAGAGCAAGAATTGAATTTGCTCAGGTTAATAAGGAACTGGAGCAAGATACGCTGTTTTGATATATCAGCCCCTTTAGACTATACTGGGGTTTAATATAAGAGAGAGGTATAAATATGGAACACGCAATTATTGTTCATTCACCCCATTACGCTAATTGGGTGTTTGATAAGACGCACCCAACTCAGGGGCGCAGATTTATGCTGGGTCGAAACAATGTGATCCTTGAAGGTCAAAAGCGCAAACTCAACATTGACGAGATTGAGCCAGAGATGCCTCACACCGAGGATTTGTTACTTGTCCATGACGAACTTTATGTCTATGAAGTAACGATCAAGGGTTTATCTGATGAATGGACAGGGCAACGCCATGACTTAGGCGATCTTGCTAACCTCTTTGTGGGCGGAACTCTTACTGCGTTAGATACCTTGTTAGAGGGAAAGACAAAGTTAGCGATTCACCTCGCGGGCGCGAAGCACCATGCTATGCGCGACTACTCAAGCGGATTCTGTATCTTTAACGATTTCGCTATCGCCGCTACTAAAGCCACTAAACTTGGAAAGCGTGTTGCGATCTTTGATTGTGACGCTCACCATGGGGACGGAACTGAAGCGTTGCTCAAGGGCAACAAAGATGTTCTGACCTTCTCGGTTCACCAATGGGGTATTTTTCCAGGAACGGGATTAACTTCCGACTTTAGTAAAAATGCGATCAACTTCCCGCTTGCCGCTGGAACTAATGACGAAGGTTTATTCGAAGCGGTAAAAACCTTTAACGAGGCTTGCCATGAATTTAAGCCTGATCTGATTTTCATTGCCTGTGGCGCTGACGGTTTAAAAGATGATCCACTATCGGAACTTAATTACACCCTACTTGGTTACGAAACTACCATGAAGGCAATTCGTGACGAGTTTCCAGATATGCCGATTCTCTTTGGTGGCGCTGGCGGATACCAGCCAGACGATCAAACGCCTGAACTTTGGGCTAAAGCCGCTCTGGAACTGGTGGCTTAAAAGAGGGCGCTGTACGCTTGCCCCATGACCACAATCGTTGCTGTCCAGTATCACGACAAAGTTGTAATCGGTGCTGACAGTTTGGTTACTTCAAACAGAAAATTTAATCACCCAAAAATGATTAAAATAAGCGAAAGAAATAACTATTTGATTGCGGGCGCGGGGGAAGTTGCGGCGTGTGATATTGCTCAGCATATTTGGGAGCCACCAACTCCAACAGTTAATGACAAAAAAGACTTGTATCACTTTATGATTGCTACTGTGATTCCTTCGTTAAAAAAGGCTTTCAAAGATAACGATTACAAATGGGAAAAAGACGGTGACGAGGAAACAAAGTTTGCTTTCTTGATTTCCGTTGAGGGCGAAGTCTTTGACATAAGTGACGATTTTGCTGTTTGTTTAGATAGCGCGGGCTTCTATGGTGTTGGCTCTGGTTCGTCTTTGGCTATTGGAGCATTACGAACTGGTGCCTCACTTGAGGACGCTTTAAAGATAGCCGCTGACATTGATCCTTATACAGCGGCACCGTTTATTTTTCACGAACAACTTAAGAAAAAGAAAGTTGCACCTCGAACCAAAGTATAGTAATCTAACTCCCGTTACATAAACCTATTGAGAGGAATAGCCATGAACGAGCAAGAAGTAAGCAATAAGTTCCAAGACATAATCCAGCCTAAGATCATTAACAAAATCGTTCGAGAGAAGCGACCACCAGCAAAGTTTCCAGAACTGCGTTATCTCTGGGGTATTACATTGCTTGGTAGTTTTATTCTAATGATCGTTGGCGCAACTATCTCAACAATCTTAGAATCTGTCTAAGATAGGGACGGACGGCGTTTGTTAGCGCAGGGGTAACAAATCTTTTCAACTAATTCTATTACGCCTAAAACAAACGCGTCTGTACCTGAGTAAACGATCTGCTCTGAAGAACCACAATCAACACACATAACTTCTCCTTTTTAAAATTTGTGTAGAACTAACATATTCTCAACATCTGCGTCATAAACTTCAATAGAAAATGACGCTTGCTTTATGTCGAACTGCCTAGCATGATGAACACAAAAATATAAATCACCATTAACAAAACTGGCTCGCACCATTGCTTGCGCCCCACATTTATCGCACCGATCATGGAGCGTTAAATTGGATCGCTCCATGGTGCGGGTCATTTTTTATTCTTGTCGGTAATCGGACCGCCAACGATCCAAGCCCTACAAGTGCGGCGGGAAGCGCACTTAAAGTCGAAAGCCTCGCAATAGCCCAACTCGCCAGCCTCGGCTACATCGTAGGCATTTTCAGCGCTGTCGCCCTGAGCCAGCCCGCCCTTGATACATTCCAGCATTGCTGAAGTCTGGATGAAGGCAGCACAGTTTCCGCAACGCTGTTTCTTAGCCTCTGCTACCGATACAGACCACTCTTTAGCCGTTTCAGCCCAGAACTCATCATTCTTCTCTGAAGGGTTAAGCGGACCATAATTAGCGTCTGAGATCGCCTTTTTGCGGTTTTTAAGATTGGCTCTTACATCCTGAGTCGCTGTTGGGCAAGAAGCCTTCAAAAGTGTGGCGAGTGCTGGTGTAAGAGTCATAAACAAAGGGTATCAGGCGAACATTTGTTCGATTAACTCGATTTGAATAACTAACCCCCGTATGTTATACTTAGATTGTAAAAGAGAGGAGATAAAAAATGAAATGTGCCAAATGCGGTGCGATCATTGAGAAGTACGAAGTATTTCCAGAAGGTATTTGCGTGAAATGCTACGCCGAAAAATTCAAAGAGGAATGGGCTAGTGCGATCAAGGTTGGGAGATTCAAGTGAAAATCACAAAAAAGGCTCAAAGAGAAGTTTTGAAAGATATTCGCCGCCAACTCGTATGGATTGAGGACGCGATCAAGCAAGGCGATCAAGAGTGGATTGACCAATATGCGAACCAGTTATCTGCCACAGCGATCTCGCTTCACTCAGAAACTATGAGCGAGTCGTAGAATATCTAACCCGAGTATGATATACTGATCCTGTAACCAAGAGAGAGGGAACAAAATGAGTCAGGTAATTGAAAAAGTTCAGCCAGTAGTAGGAGATATTTTCTACACTTCATGGGGCTACGATCAAACCAATGTCGAGTTCTACAAAGTAGTTCGTGTTTCTAAGTCATCTGTTTGGGTTCAACAAACAGGTCAGACAAGAGAAGAAGCAACTTACGGCGGCGGAGATTATTGGAAAACAAAATCAACTGGGGAAATTTACTCACGCGAGGTTCGTAACTGGGAAACAGGCGAATATGAATTGAAGATTGCGCCAGTTACTTGCCACCGTATCCAACACGATAGCCACGGCAAGCCAGCAATTAAAATCAATTCTGTTGTTACAGGTTGGTTCTGGGACGGCGAAGCAAAGTCTGCTTCAACAGGTCACTAATAAACCAAGGGAGAAAAATGAAAACACATTCTGATTTTAAAAAGGCTCTAAGTATCGGCACAAAAGTTCAAACTCTTGCGCTTGCTAGTGGAGTTAAAGGTGGCAGATTAAATGTTGGCGATATTAGAACAGTCATTAAAGCCAATACTGTCGGCGTTTATCTTGCGACTGAAGGCGGGGGCGTTAGCGGTTCTTTCCTTGGTTTTGATAAGGCGGGCGATTGGGAATTTAATGGCGACATAGCCACGAATACAAAAGTTGGTTATTCGTACAAAGTAGGGGTTTGATATTTAACCCCAGTTATGTTAAACTTAGATTGTAACCGAGAGAGGGAGAATAAAATGGGGTGGGAATCAACTCATGTTGGAAGTAATATCACCACTAGAGCGTTTATAGAATATTACATTCGGCGCACTTATGACGGTATTTACGAATCAGTAAAAATCTTTGAAGGCAAGAATATTGACGGGCAAAAAGCATTTTATGTTGCCCTTAAAAAACTTGAGGACAATTCCATTTTTGCTTCTGTTTTTTTGACTGAGCGCAGAAATGGTCAGGTAGCCGTAAAAATTATAGGTGAATCAGCACAACCGTTCTACTACGAGGCTCCAGAATCGTTTATCAATGTCTTAACTCCGTCAGCAACTTTAGAAGGCGCTTGGTGGAGAAACCGTTGTTTAGAATCTAAAGAGGAGGTCGCTTAAATGGGATACACACATTACTGGACACTTGAAAAGCCAATTACCGAGGATTTCTTTGAATCAATTCGGGATCGCGTCAAGGAAATTGTTGAAACTGCTCGCGAGGCTGGAATTCCAATGGAAACTGATTTTGGAATAGATCACTTCGCAATCAATGGGCAAGCCGAAGGCGCTCACGAAACATTCTCAATCAATGTTGAGGATAACGATTTCAATTTCTGCAAGACTGCCGAAAAGCCTTATGACGCGGTAGTGACAGCGATTCTAATTCTGCTCAAAAAAGAACTTGGTGATTCAATCAAGATCACTTCTGACGGAACTTGGAATGACTGGGAAGGCGGGCGCTTGCTCTTTGAAACAGTTTTTGACGAGCAACCAGAAAGCGTTATTTCTAAGTTTTAAAGCGTCCAAGGATTTGACTGCGTAAAAGATAAAGGCGAGATCGGTTGGTGAACTGTCTTGTTCTCGTAGAGGGCAAGCAGTATCGCCTCGGCTCGGTCAGGTGAATGGACTCCGCGTTTCTTCATTTCAATCTTTGATTCAATTTGGATACGACCAGACGAATCAGATTTAAAAGTCGGACCTGCTAACTGGGCGAGAACTGCTCTATCAACATCTAGGCGCAAATCTTGTTTATCGTCTTTAGGTTGTAAGAGTGATCGGGTATTCCACCACATTTCAGCGCGTTGGTTTTTAAACTTAGCCTGATCCTTTGGGCGCTCTGCGACATTGACTGCCACAATTTCAGCGCTGTGGCGGTTTTCGTTTTGCCATGTTTTCAAAAGCGATACAACTCCCCAGCCCACGCCAATAGTGTCAATCTTGACTCGCACCTTCTGGCTTATTCCTCGGGCTGTGTGAAGCGCTGTGGCGTTGTTTATATGCTCAAGGATTACACCTGCCACATCAACCGCGTTGGAATTCGCCTTGCCAGAGGATCGGTGAACTAAAGAGATTTTGTAGCCGTCTGCCTTAGCAATAACAAATTCATCTCCGCCGTCTGAAGCAATATCCACGCCTAGTCGAATTACTTCGCTGTCGAGGTGATCCTCGTTTTGTGTAGCCAACTCTGCCCATTGATACGGAATAACTTTGCCTGTACCAGTTTGCGGGAATCGAGCAAACACACGGGCTTCAACGAACGGGCTATCCTCACCGAATTCACCGATTACATCGTCTACCCAACTCTGATCCACTAAATGCGTAGAAACTAAATGCGCGTCTACATGGGGTGGGCATGATCGGCATTGCCCAGTTTCCTCACCCGTAAAGTTTGGTGTGTCATAAGCGCCAATAGGAATACTTTCGTAAATGGGCGAATTACAAATACGCTCGAACCAAGTTTGTTCTTGATCGGTAGGCGGGTTTCCTAAAACTAAAAGGCGTGTGTGTCCACCTGTCATAAGCGCTTCAAGTGCTGATCCAATTTTGTCTGACAAACCACCCGCTTCATCTACTACTACGAGCAAGTGTGGTGCGTGGATACCTTGAACTGCCGCTTCATTATTATCGGCTGGGCGAAAACCATAAGCAACTACGGTGTCGTCCATTTTCCATTCGGTTGTAAGAATTTCTCCAGGAAGTTCATGCGCCATGTGAACTCTGCGAATCTGCGCCCACATAATATTTCTTACCTGTTTGAAAGTTGTTGCTGTTGTAATCGCAATAGCCGTTCCAGGCGGGTGAACTGAAATCCACCATGCTACGGCTCTAGCGGCTAAGTGAGATTTTCCAGGCGCGTGACAAGCGGGAACTGTCGTTCTCTTGTTATCTCGAATCGAATTAAGAATCTCGCGCTGTTTAGACCAAAGTGTTTCGCCTAGCCCTTGCTCAACAAAGCCAACTGGATCATTCTCAAATCTTGCCCATGGGTTATCTATCTCAGCATCAAGAATTACGCCAAGCGCGTGTTTTTCCTCAGCCGTAAGCGTTAGATAAATTTCGTTTCTTTGTTCAATGCTCGCGTTGAGAACTTTGTCTACTAAGCGCTCACTCATTATTTCCCTTTACGACTAGCAATCACCTTAGCGATTTTTTGCTCAAGGTCGCCAACTTCAACCACCATTTTAACTGGATCGCCGTCTTGCCCTGTGTGTTCAATTCGCTCTTTGCGTCCATAGGTATTTTGGCGAGTGCGCTCTAACCACCATGCTGCCGCTTGCCAAGTTCCATTACTCGCTGACTTCTGAATGATCGCAACATTTCGAGCCGTGGCTTCATCTCGCGCTTTTTCTACTGCGTTCATAAAGTTTACATAGGGGGTTTCTAATTCAATCGGTTTAGCATCTGGCATTAACTTGAGCCGCTCCGACTCAGCCTTGCCTCGAGCCATCCAAAGAAAAAAAGTGTTTCGATTTATTCCAGCAGCACCAGCAGCGTCCTCTGCGTAATTGCCTAAACGGATCAACTCAACGATCTTGGTCTGCATCTCTTCGTTTAAAAGGCTAGGGCGACCATTCTTGGCTGGGGTAACACGGTTAATTCGTGGCTTAGCGGGAGCCTTTTTAACTGGAGCCTTTTTTACTGGTTTGTTTTCGGTCATTCGTTAATCATACCTCGGTTTGGTTTCTCCATATTTCGAAGTAAGCGTACCAGCGTAGCAATTCAACTGAAAAACTATTGTCATAGCGGCAATAGAAAATTCCAAAGCCCCACCGATCCATTGTTCCTGATCCAAAATGTATTTTCATTCTTCCTCCGTTGAACAAGCCGCTAACGGAATATTAAGCAACTCAGCAATATCCGTCCAGCCCTGAATTGTGTTAGCCCATGTATTTAAATCCTCGGTGTGAACTCTCATGGAGTGTTCGCCCACTCTGATATTGGTTCGTCCGATTGGATTGTGTCCAGGCTTGGTTTTGCCACCTGCGAGAATCTCGGCAACTTCCTCTCGCGAGAATCCAGTTCCCGTTAAATTCGTATTGGTTAATAACTTATTAAGTTCGCTTGAATCATAA